AATGCACCTCAAAGTCCCAAGACTTTGGCTCGAAGTTTGATCCCCCGAAGAACTTCATCAAGAATGCCCTAAAGACTGGGATTCAAGATGAACTTCTGGCACTCTCAAAGTTCAAGGAGATGAAGGAACTCAAAAAGTCTGACGGTGCCCGGAAGTCCAAGATCACGGGGATCCCCAAGCTGGATGACGCGAACAAGGCTGGCACTGCGCAGTCTGGGAAATGCACACTCATCGTGACAGAGGGTGATTCAGCGAAGACTTTGGCAGTCGCCGGTCTCTCTGTAGTTGGGAGGGATCACTACGGTGTCTTCCCCCTCCGTGGGAAGTGTAAGAATGTGAGGGATGTTTCGGTGGCTCAACTGTCATCGAACCAGGAGTTCAATGATCTCAAGAAGATCTTGGGTCTCCAACAGGGTAAGGACTACAAGGATGTGTCCGAACTCCGCTACGGGAGGCTCATGATCATGACGGATGCAGATAACGATGGCTCGCACATCAAGGGTCTCATCCTAAACATGATCCACTACTTCTGGCCAAGCCTCCTCAAGTTGGGATTTGTGGTTTCGATGGTGACCCCAATCATCAAGGCCACGAAGGGTTCGGAGACTATGTCTTTTTACACCGACTCAGCTTTCAGAAGTTGGTATGGATCTGGGAAGGCTGGATGGAAAATCAAGTACTACAAGGGTTTGGGTACCTCAACATCTGTGGAGGCGAGGGAGTACTTCAAGAAGATTCAGGATCTCACAGTCAAGTTTGACATGGATGTGATGACTGACACGTCGATCGTTCTCGCATTTGACAAGAAGATGGCGGATTCACGGAAAACCTGGCTCCTCGACAGCACAGCCAAGGAGGCTTCGGAACTTGAGGTTCCCTATGGGGATGTGAAGCAACTTGACATCACAGACTTTGTCCACAAGGATCTAGTGAACTTCAGTCTCGCAGACCTAAAGCGATCAATCGCCCACGTGGCCGATGGTCTCAAACCCTCCCAGCGGAAGGTTATGTATTCTTGTTTCCAGAAGAACCTCAAGGATGAGATGAAGGTGGCACAGTTGGCAGCCTATGTGGCTGAAAAGAGTGCCTACCACCACGGTGAAGTTTCCCTCGCAGATACAATTGTCAAATTGGCGAACGACTATACGGGGTCCAATAATATCAACCTCCTCGAACCATGTGGTCAGTTTGGAACCAGGTTGATGGGTGGGAAGGATGCATCCCAGACGAGATACATCTTCACAAAGCTGACCAAGGAGGCCCGGAAGCTCTTCGACCCCAAAGATGATGCAGTTCTCAACTACCTCGACGATGATGGACGCCCTATCGAACCAGACTTTTACATGCCCACCTTACCTATGGTTTTGGTGAATGGTACAGAGGGTATCGGTACAGGTTTCAGTTGCTATGTACCTCCCTTCAATCCCGAAGATATCAAGGAAAATATCAAGAGAATTTTGGAGGGTGAAGACCTCATCGAAATGAAGCCGTGGTTCAGGGGTTTCAAGGGACGGGTCTACAAGGATGACGCTGGTCTATGGATCACAGAGGGTATTTACAGGGACACCGGTTCCAGACTCAAAGTCACAGAGCTCCCACCCGGACGATGGACCCAAGACTATAAGGAGTACCTGGATACACTCGTGGAAAAGAAGATGATCAACAGCTACACGAACAACAGTACCACAGAGGATGTGGATTTTGAGATTTTTGGCTACACTGGGAAGGACTTGATGAAGGACCTCAAAATGAGGAAGACGTTCCACACCTCGAACATGCACCTCTTCCACCCAACCCGGGGTATCCATAAGTATGCGAATGCTGAAGAGATTCTCAGAGACTTTGTGGAACTCCGTTTGGAACACTACAAGAAGCGAAAGGCACACCTTGTGGATGTGTTAGAGAAGCGAGCCGCGATGTGTGGTCACCGCGCAAAGTTTGTCACAATGGTCATAGAAGGTGACCTCGTGGTATTCAAAAGAAAGAAGAAGGACCTAGAGGCTGAGATGTCTGCGACGTTTCCGAAAATTGAGGGAAACTACGACTATCTCCTCAACATTAGGACGGTTGAATATACGGAGGAGCGTGTAAAAGCCCTCATGAATGAAGAAAGACAGGCGAATGAAGACTTGGAACGCATATTGAAAACGAGTCACATCACGATGTGGAAAATGGATATTAAAAATATATAAGTAGTAAGTAGATATGGGTGAAGCCGCTAAGATTTCCCTAAAAGCTATTGGAAAGCAGGATACACACCTCATTTCCAATGACCCAGAAGATTCATTGTTTAAATATAAATTAAACCAATATTCGCATTTTACGAAATTTTATAAAAGTAAGGTTGTGGTAAAACCAAATGATACTCCAACTTGGCCATTTGGAGAAACTATTAAGGTTGAATTTAATCCCACCAATATGGGAGACCTTTTGAGTGACATGTGGATTAAAATGAAGTTGCCCGGCGAAGTAGGAGGAGGAAATTATCCAGATCAGGTGTCATTACATATTATTAAGAGTATAACTATGTACGTAGATGAAATAAAAGTAGAAGAACTCACCGATGATTGGAACTTTATATACAATGAGTTATATCTGAGTGATACACAACGGGACGCGGTTCAATTACTTACAAACAGTGGCTTTTACTACACGTACTTTGCTGATCTTTTTGACGAAAACGGTGCGTTCATCAACGTGCCATCCAGCACCCTCGCGCAGTATAATCGGTCGGTACTCATACCGTTACATTTTTTCTTTTCTAGACGATATAAGGGTTCCGGTGATAGACATTACTTTCCATTATGTTCGATTTATAAACAAAAAATAACATTCGAAATTAAATTTCATAAAGAAACATTTTTTACAAGCCCTAATAGATCATATCCTATAACAGTACCAGACTTTACAATCATAACAGAGGAAATAAAACTCGTACCCGAAGAGCGATTATATTTGTCATCTTCAACTCATTCATTTGAAACAGGTATCACATCTAAACATATTCAACAAACATCTGAAGTGAATAATCGGATTTTAAAAACGAACTTTTCAACCGATAAACCTGTAAAAATACTTCACTGGTTCTATAGACGAACTGATTATGAGGATGAAAATGATAAATCTAAATATCAGTTCCGTTTTAATTTTACAAGCTATACTCTTCCGTTCAAAGCGTTCAATAGTTCTTTTTTCGTCATTGCTGACAAATTAAATATTTACCTTAATGGTGAACTTGCTCAGAATATATCAGGTGATCAAAATCACCGTTACTTCAAATATTATACCCCATATGAAAGTGGTTTAAACACACCTCGGACACATATTTACACATATAATGCTTCACTGTACCCATCTATGCAACAACGTTCAGGAATTCTGGATTTCAGTAAAATCATATCTGATAAAAGTTTTATAGAAACGAGGTTTCAAAGAAATTTAGATTTGAGTAAAACATACGAGATGCATGTATATCATATTGCATATACACGTCTCGAATTTAGAGATGGATTCATGAATATTGTGTATTAAAAAAACATACTTATAATTATATATGTTATTGAGTGCGAACGGAGTTCAGGACATGTTCATAACCGGGATTCCGTCACAGAGTCATTTTTTAACCGTGTATAAACAGCACACCCCTTTTTATAAAACAGTCAATTCCATAGAATCTGAATCTCCGACTACTTTTGGTTCTCTTATGTCATTTAGAATACCTACAGACACGGGAGATTTTATAAACCGTATAACTTTAAAAGCTGAATTTCGCCGAAACCCTCTCTCCACCTTTCCCCTCGCCGATCTCAATGTTGAAAATCTTGGGTTTATAAACCCTCTCAGTGATATATTTAACTCACTGATTACTAACAAACTCATCGAGTATGTCGAATTGTTTATAGGAGAACAATCTATTCAAAAACTAACCGGGGAATATATTGCCATATATAATCAATCTCATGCACGAGATCTGTCGACATATGAATTTTTGCACGCACATGGGAAAAACAATACCGTGGGGGGGCACGAAACGAATGTGGGAACTTTTGACGGAAAAGCGACGGCGGCTTTCACTGATACTACCACGGAACGGTTCGCCCCATCTGTTATAAGCGGTGCAGAAAACAATCCGTTTTTCCTAGATATACCGTTCTATTTTCATAATATCAATGAATTGGCGATACCAACATGCGCCCTAAAAAAACATGGAATTAGAGTAAATATTAAGCTTTTCGAAGCGAAAGAGGGGGGTCTTGATACACCAGGATGGAGACCGACTGACGACGCCTTCGCGTCCGCGCCGATTCAGAATACACCACCAGGCTACATGCCTCCTAACGACTTTAATCTTCAATGGGGGAACAAGTTAGGTATTACTCTACCAGGGTGGTTTCCGTCGTCGTCGTCCTCGACCGTGCCGACATTGGAACAACAGTTATTTTCACCATCTTTAAATGTATCATACATTCATGTGGGTACAGAAGAGAGATCTTTTATAGAGAGTTCAATAATTGCTCATAACATTCAACAGTTACAAGTTTCTGAATTCACAATACCATCCCCACCACCTCATCCGTATAAGAGCCCGCGCCCAGCTGGTATTTTAACTAAGAGTGTGTTGTTGGATTTCAAGAACCCCGTAAGTGAATTATTTTTCATCGCTTACCATGTCCGCGATTTAGAGCGAGATCGAGACAACAGCGTTGGATTGCACGAACCCAGATTACACCGTATTGACTTTGTGGATATAGACAATATTAGTTTAAAATTTAATAACGCTGTCGTATTTGATCGAGATAATCTATTTTTGCGTTATAAGCAATCATTGGACAATCATACGAGATCTCCATCTGGACTACCCGGGGATGGCGGTGGTAAGTATTGTTCATACGCATTTTCTCTTGACCCCATATCAGGACTTCCTACGGGGAGTGTAAATATGAGTCGTATCATCCATAAAGAATTGAAAGTTGATATTTCGTATCCCTTCATCGGAGCGTACGAAGACGACGGAAACAGGGACACAGTTGATAAAGTGGTTCGAGTGTATGCTGTAAGTCATAATGTGTTAATGTTTGCAGGTGGATTAGCAGGTTTAAGATTTTAATTGTGTATAATAATAGTAATGTCTCCAGGGCAATTAAATCTTCACACAATGGGGGTGATTGATGATGTAGATGTTAAGTACGATTATTCATACTTTACAAAATTCATAAAACGAAATACACATTTCGCAAAGGAATATAGAAATATAAAATACATGGATGAGAGATCTGAAGCGGCGCAAAAAGTGGAAATGCTCGACTTCGGTAGTATATGTGAATTTAGAATTCCTATGAATAATGGGGATTTGTTGAAATCTGTATGTTTGGAAGTAAAGACCACAGAACTTGAGGAATTAAACCATTCTTACATCGATTCATTTGGGAATGCGTTGATTGAATATGCAGAGTTGATAATAGGGGGTAAGGTCATAAACCGACTTACAAGTGATTATCTACAGTTGTACTCAGAGGCATTTCATGATTCCTCCAAGGATTCCGCATTTAAAAATCTCATCAATAAAAGTGAAGGTAGTGTTTTAGGACAACCTTGGAGGGGAGTTAATTATTACCAAGTTAAGAATGTGTATAAGTTACATTGTATCATTGATTTACCATTTTATTTTCACAAACATCCCGAATTAGCCCTACCATTGTGTGCTATTAAATTACAGGATGTAACCATTCGTATCAAATTGAGAGATTATACAGAACTTGTATTCCTCGCAACAAATACTCAAAGTCCATCCGGAACCAACGTTATGTCGAGTCTAGCTGCACCAGTGAATGAATTTATATACGGACCTCCAAAAATAATAAAATGTGACTTAATCACTGAACTTGTATATCTGAACACTATAGAACGGAAAAAAATAGAGTGTTCAAAAATAGACTACGTCATAACCGAACTTCAAGAAGAACAATTTAGAACTCAAGATGCTCAAACAAATACTGTAAAATGTAAATTAAACTTTTCGAATCCCGTGAAGGAGTTATATTTCTTCATCCAAAGAGATCGGCAGGAACACCGGGACATCGGTGTATTTACGAGCCCCTTAAACTATGACCCGATTAAGTATGCCTTCTTTGACGAAGACGCGGGGTTCGGTGGGCTCATTGCACCCGACCAATTGAAATACCTAACATTAAAACTGGACAATTTCGAGATAATAGATAAGAATACAGGCGATGCTCAATTTTTGAGGACATCTCAATTTATGAGATACCATTCAAGTTCACCGAGATTATCTAGAGTGTATATATACAGTTTTGCAAATAATCCGGAAGTGTGGTATCCAACTGGTCAAGAGAACTTTAGTTTAATAAAAGAGCAAATATTAGAAATTGAGTTATATAATTCAGAGCTCTTGGCGAACAACGTTTCACTCTATTTCAATCGAAACATACGCGTTTACGCGAAGAGTTACAATATTCTTCGAGTAAAGGATGGGAAAGCACATACAATTTTCTAAAAATACATTTTACGTCACTCGCTTACTAAACAATGACGACTTATTGTCGCTGATATAATCTACGATGTTGTTCTTGATACACCATTTGATGAAATTCAACTGTGCCAGGGTTGTATGAATTTCATGAGATGTTCCGGGCACTGTGTATGCAAACTTCTCGGCTCGACAAAAGGGATCGAAAAGTTTCTTACTGTACCCATCCAGGCTTGACTTGTATGCACAGTGAACGGTAAAGATTTTTCCATCATTTGTTTTGAATGTTGTGTGATTCTTCTTTGCATAGGTGGTGATAAACCATTCGATATTCCGGAGTGAAATACCACCAGATTTACCCAAAATATCCATTAATTTTGTTCTGTGTCCCTCTTCGGTGTAAAAATTGTTTATAGATGTTAGTAGGATTCCAGTTTTGCTCATTATTAAACAAAGTACTCAAATCTATAAGCTCTCTTTTCACATGCTGGACAACCGGAAACATTTCTTAGGTCGGGGTCGTTATGGTTATGCTCGATACCAGATCTTCTTACTATCTGTGGGCACGGTAATACTTCACCCTGTTCTTTATGAACATTGCAATATGTACCATGTTCATCAACAATCTTGTAGGTGCAACGTGTAGAATCATTCATGATTCCCTTACAAATACCGGGAGCGCACGTTTCCGGTATGTCTTTTGTTAGAGTTTCCAAAGAAATTTGATGCTTCTTCGAGATGTTGACGTTGTGTTTATTAATCTCTATGACCAGAGATCTTTCACGCTCTTCATTTACAAGTTGAAGCAGTTTGGAGTCAAAACTCATCTCTTAATGCTATCTTGTTCGTATTGTTTAAATATATTTTGGAGAGATTGTGACCGAGCCTCTTTAATCCTTCCCTTGAGATCCGATACGTTCCCTGATTCATCTAAACCCCTCTTTTTACACTCCTCGATGAGTTGATCCTTTTTCATGGTGCTGAGAGCGGGTCCCAATTTCTTTTTTTGGGGTTTATATTGTTCAATGATTTCACCGAAAATCTCCTGTTTGGTATTTTCGAATAACGGGTCTAAAAGATCACACACAGGATTGAGAAACTTGTTTTCAAAGTAGTACTGATAATCCACAGGGATATTGTGCTCCTCAACATACTTGGGGTCTTCGGACTTTTCAAATGCCCTAGCCTTCGGGTCGTCCGTCTTTGTCAGTAAGTAGGGGACACGATCACCAGATTGGGGTTCTGATCCAGGTTTTCGTTCCCTCATCTTAACGACGACCTGAACATGTGATTGGTTTATATTCACACTCTCCGGGCTTGTAATCGATACTGGATCTCCCTTAATTTTATAGGTATCTGAAAGCGATTGACTCAAAATCAGCTTTTCATTCGGTATTTCACCAGAGAGGAGTTCGTTCGCCCTCTTTTTGGCCAACTCCTTGGGTGGTCCGGGATCACTCGATGTGAGAACGACATCGAGAAGCTCTTTGCACACCTCCCGTACATGGGGTGTGTTATCTCGGCGGACGACCTGAAGACCCTTGATGTCAATATAGTCCATGTGCATCTGGTCATCCTTCCCTTTGGTCCAAAGTTTGGCGGCGTACCGTTTTTTAGAGTAAAGGAAGTAAGGCCAGTAGACCTTCTCGAGCTCGAGGTTGTTGGGTTTCTTGAAGAGGGCACTACATTCTTCCGCTGCTCTCTCACCCACCTCCCAACTGTACCTAACAGCGTCCTCACCCGTACGCCCCCCAACATCGAACTCAACCATCACTGAATCGGTGTCACCATACCTCACCTTTGCACCCGGGAAGTTAGCCTCCACATAGTTCTTCGTCTCCTCGATCATCCCCCGACCCCTACATGTCGTCGTAGATGCAATTGGGACACATGGGAGAATACCCTTCCCTGCACCAGTGAAACCATACACAGAGTTCATAGAAACTTTATAGGCCAATTGCTTACCATTATAGACCTCCTTCATCGATCCAGTGGCGTTAGCCATGTCCCGCTTAGCCTTTTTGCGAAACTGTTTGAGTTCGAGAAGAATGGCGGGTAAAAGACTTTCAACACCTTGAGCAAACTTGTAGGTTTTCTCACCAATCTTAAACGTTTCGTAAGTGACACCAGGAACGTTACCGTACCGCCTCTCGTCCATGACATACGTCGAATAACAGAGGTTGTGGGCCATCATGATCGAAGGATACAGGGCTTCGAAATCCAAGGCTGTGATTGGTGTGTAATAAGCACCCTTTTGGGCTTCTAGAACCGTTGCACCCTCGTAAGGTTCTTCAGGGAGAGCACCGTACTTGATTGTCGGAACCATGTACCCCAACTCTCGAGCCTTCTTGGTAAGCTGACTGAACACCTTAATCTGCTGACCGCGTTCAACCAAAAAACACAGGGGGACCCATGTCGCCTTTGCCATCTCTAAGAGATTGAGGAGTGTGCATAACTTTTTCAATAGTTTATGGGGAAGGAGGGTATCTTTGATGCAGTATTCAGCAACTTCACCCAACTTTTGGGGATCACCCTCCTTATAACGAGCAAACATCTCCTTTGGTGACATGTCAATCTTCTGGTCTCCCAGGTACAGTTTCGAAACTTCATTCAACTTGTACGAATCCAATTTGTAACCCTTCTTGACTTCGTGGAACATATCGAAGATGAACCTTCCGGTCATAGGGAGGAGCTTTAGAAAGTTATCACCCAGGGCACTCGAACTCAACTTCTTCATCAAGAGGTCACTTGGTGGATCATGGAGCTTACCAAGATTGAAAAACTCCTCGTGACACCCAGTCAGGTGCGCCCTCTTGTAGATGTACTCGAGATCGAAACCAAAAATGTTCCACCCGGTGATAATATCCACATCCTTTTCGTGGATGTACTTTTGGAAGGCTTCGAGCATTCCTCTTTCAGTGTCAAAGCTCACAACGTTGGGTCCCTCCGTCTTCTTGTAACATAAGCACACCTTTTCGTATGGTTCGTCGTTTCCAAATTTACAGAGAGATAGAGCAATTTGAAAACATGCATCACCGGGTACGTCAGCGCTCGGGAACTTCCCAGTAGAACTATTACACTCGATATCGACAGACGCTACAACAAAGGGTGCGATGTCATCCCGAGTCACTGGCTTCAACGTCCTCCAGTCATTACACCATAGGTCGATGTCAACTTTTGCAAGATGGGAACGAACACATTCAGAGCCTGTGTCCAACCAACCTGTGGACTGAATACCGGTGCGGTGCATCAATCTCAGGACAGGATCCAAGTTCGATTCATAGACGTGATACTTTTTGAAATTATTGTTATAGGCAAATATTGAATTAACCTTCCTACGGTCAGCGAGTGTCTTGAAATTCAAGCGCATGTAGGCAAACATCTCATTATTTTGAAAACCCCATACATCCTTCTTCCTCGTGACACTGTAACTTATGACATGATCTTCGCGAATTTTGTTCAAGTCATCGAACAGTAGCCGAACCTCTTGGTCAGTTGTCCCCCTTGGTAATTTAACGAAAAAGTATGGTTCAAACACAGTCGTGACGCACACAGACTTACCATCTTCCGTTTTCCCAATAATACTGATTAAATGTTCATCATCCTCATCCCTCGCCTCCCATGTCAAAGCTTGAAATACCACCATATGTTTATATCCAGCCAAATTTTTAATATCATTTACTAATAAATGTCTGCTGCTTTAATTGAGCTCGTGTCGGTGGGAGCCCAGGATGTGTACATCACTGGTGACCCCCAGGTCAGTTTCTTCCGTCAGAACTACAAGCGATACACCAACTTTGCCATGAAGCCCGAACGCATGGATTACATCGGTACATTTGGTGCCTCCAATGAAGTCACCATCCCCATTCGCTCCAAGGGTGATCTCATGAGCTACATCTGGATTGAGGCTGATGGTATCGCCGAGGTTGGAACCAACTCGGATGGTCTTTTCTCAAAGACCGCTGCCAGCCCCACAGAATTCCAGCTTTGGATCGGTGGTCAATTGGTCACCACACTTGACTCCCTTTACATTCAAGGTGTTCATAACACCCTCATGAGGGACTCGTCGGCTAAGGCTTCCTTCGCTGTCACCACCAACACCCGGAAAGAGAATCACTCTGGGAACTACTACATGATCCCCTTCTTCTTTGGGGAAGACTGGACCAAGGCGCTCCCCCTCATCGCACTCCAGTATCACGATGTTGAAATTCGTGTCAAGTGCCGCGATGGATTTACACCCAATGTGACCCCCAAGGTCTTCGGTAACTACATCTACCTCGATACAGATGAGCGTAAGTACTTCACGGACAATGAACATGAACTCCTCATCACTCAAACACAAAACCAACTCGCTTCCAATACCGATACTGAGATTGACCTGAGCTATTTCAATCACCCAGTCAAGTCCCTCCACCTCGTGTCCGGTAATGCCAATGATGCCAACTACGTCGAGGAATACAGCTTTGACACTGCTTCTCTTTACATCAACGGTACCACCCTTTTCGAAAACATGTCTAACGTGTATCACCATGACGTCGTCGCCGAAATGCATTGCACCGATCTCCCCGATGGCGCAATCGACAACGTTCCCACCTACTCGTGGCCCTTCTGCCTCACCATGAGCAAGATGCAACCCACCGGTTCCCTCAACTTTTCTCGCATCGATAATGCAAAGCTCTCCCTTACCAACCCGGCCCATGGTAATCAGCTTCACCGTGTATATGCGGTCAACTATAACATTCTTCGTATCAAGAATGGTATGGCTGGTGTCGCTTTCGGCAATTAGACGCCTAAGTCAGTTGAAAAAAAAAAGGGGATTTAAAAAGTAAAATGGTTAAAGTACGTAGCATTCGTACAACTTCTTCGCGAATCGTAGTGGAACTCGAAAGACCCCAGTTCAAACCATCCGCGAAGGAGAAGAAGCTCATAAATTGCAAAAGAGGCTATCGATCAGCTCAGCAAAAGCCACGATGAATTGGAAACCGAAAGGGAAAAATCTGCCAATCAAATAAAGTTATTAAAAGAGGAAGTAAACCATTGGAGGACAACTTGGGGTAGACTTGATATTGAAAATTTGGATCTGAAAAAACAAATCGCAGAAGCATCAATCACACGGCCCACCCGTGAGTGCTTCGAGCGTAAGGTCTCGAAGGTAAAACTCCACGCAGTTGAAAATCTTTTGAAAAAAGTGGGTGCTGGACCAAGAATGATGAGGACGTCCAAGGGGATCTATAATTGTGTCACGAACTCCCCAGATATCATGAGTAAAAAGTCTAAGACGATTGCCGCTGGTATCGTTCACTATTCAACTGAGCCCAAAATGACCTGGAAGGAAAAGCAGAAATTTTCCAAAATTTCGGGTGTTTCCGCCCTCTCCATCAACAAGATGACCCACTTGATTCAGGAGCACCTCTCTAGTTCCATTCATCGATGAGTTTATTTGTTTTTTCATACATTCCCTTCGCGTAAAAGGTATCCTCCTTGAGATCCTCCCAAATTGTGAGACGATGTCGTAGAAATTGTAGAAACCTCTCCGGATCTTCAGGAGACTTGTAACGAAATTTTTCAGCATTGAGAGCTTTATCCATAGCTGCGGAACGTAGTTCCATCGAACGCTTAGCGATTTCCTCAGGGGTGAGACGTGTGAATACCTCAACCTTTTTGCTGCTCATATATACTTCAAGTGACGCAAAACTTTATATTGCCTAATATAAAATGAAAAACAGTTCAACCCGAGATGCCAAAAAAGCTCGTGAAGTATTTAACACTCTGAAAGAAGGTCCTACCCCATACCTCGATTCCAAAGGTCGTCGGATTAGGAAGAGTAAAAACGGTGCCATCTTTACACAAAATTCCAATGGTAATCGTAATTATAAACCGAATGCGGTGATGATTAAATCTGTTGCCGCCAACGCTCCGATAAAAGCGATTACCAAGAACAATATAAACACCATTCCTAAAAATATTCGCCCAAACAACAACAACAACAACTTCAATGTACTGTACTACTGTAAATCATGCCAAAGAACGTATGATGGGTTTGCTCAATGCTGCTTCGAGATGAATCACGTAAAAGTTTAATTTTTTACATCAACCGGTCAAGTCTTGGTTTTTCTCGATTTATAAACACTAAGACTTCGATTGGGTCTCTCGAGAGCTCAACAGAACCATGTGTATTTAATGGATGCACATATTGAACACGAATCAAATCTACTATGACCTGTTTCTGACCCGAAGCCTGACTATAATGAACAGCCAACGCAGCCGCATCCTTTTTAGTTTCTTTTGGTAAGAAATCTCCATCATAAGAAACTACGACATGTGAACCCGGCCACCCCTTGACATGAAGCCACCAATTCGCCACAGGACTCGACTCAGTAAGTTCATAATTCTCTTTGGCATTTGTACCAACTCTAATAGTAATTCCATCCAGTGATTCATATGTCTTCATATGTTTTAATATATTCTATCCTTTATTTATAATGCATGTCACCCTAAAACCCAGTCCCTCTATCACTCATCGGTATAGAGTAACTTTACCATGTAAAAGGTCGATAGATTTTGGGAAAAATGGGGTTGACTACTACGTAGATCACGGAAATCCTCGTATCATGAGAGCGCAACTTCTTAGGAAAGGGGCAATCATCCCCAAGGAGGTGCGAATTGAGAGAGATCCCTATGAAATACATAGGGGTATGTTAAAAGTTAAGGAAAGTACTATAGAAGATTGGGACACCTACCTTTCTCAAGAGTATTGGGAGCGTTGGTTACTTATGTCATTTTCTCATGTGCACAAGTCCAAGCTTTGGATGGCGACACAGGAGGGTGTGCTCTTCATGCCCGTGCCCGAAGATTTTTGGTATTGCTCTAATTTCCAGTAGAACCGAAACCACCATCACCCCGGATGGTTTCCTGGAGGAGACCAATCTCTTCAACTGGTGGAGTCTCACACCTCTCTAAGATGAGTTGTGCGACGCGGTCACCCATCTTTACTTCCAAGTCCTTACTTCCATGATTGAAAAGAAGGACTTTGAGCTCACCCGTATAGTCAGGATCGATGACACCCGCACCAACTTGAATACCATTCTTCATCGCCAACCCAGATCTTGGAGCAACCCGACCATATACCCCCGGGGGGAGTGATACCGCGATGCCCGTGGAAATTAACCCACGATTACCACCTTCAATAACCCCATCACAATTGCTGTAGAGATCATACCCTACCGCGCCATCAGAACCACGGGTGGGAAGAATAGCATCATATGTAAGTTTTTTAACACCGAGGGACATTATACATCTTATTCAACGTTATTCTTTAATGCATTGCACTCAGAGGGTTTCGAACCCCCGGCCTCAAGCTTACTAAGCTTGCGCTCTACCACTGAGCTATGAGTGCTAATATCGAGAACAGGTGACCTTAGGGTTATGGGCCCTACACGCTTCCACTGCTCCACCTCGATATAAGATGCTGAGAGTGGGGTTCGAACCCACGCGACTTAAGTCGCCCCCCTTAGACCTCTCGGGCATCTCAGCTTCTCCCCTCCCCCCCACTGAATAATATTATACCTAAATCTTTAAGCATTTGGGATTAGACTGATATGAAGTCTTTTCCTCGAGTGTAGCTAAATCTTTCTCAACCTTCTTCTCGAGACCTGAGCACCCATGTTTCTCTAGATGAAGACAACGTGGACAAAAATTTCCACTACAGTGCTTACATTCTATGGGCACTCCACACTTCTTCTTACACAACTGACAGGGCATATACTATAACTGGGATAAAGATTTTAAGTGTCTTACATATAGTATATGTTGACTCTTGCTATCGCGAAACCTACTCGCATACCAATCACAAACCGCTCTATTCCCGAATATGAGAAACTCAAGACCAGTCTAAAGAACTCTACGGCTGGTTATGGTGCGGCTCTATCTACGTCATACTTTATTACACAGGGAGCGGATGTTGGGGTTTCCGCAACCCTTGGTGCTGTGGCGTCCTACACCTACATGAACCTTCTCTCGGATCATGTGGACAACATAGAGAGGTCGACATTTCAGAAGCAGATGTTTGTGCCAGTGAGCACCGCTGCCTTTGAAATGGCGTGGAATAATGCACCATTTGCGTTTGATTTTGATTATGGAGCTACATTCGTAGGATTTTTGGCCTACAAGTTTGCCCTAACTTCTGTTTTATACG